AGGCGTTTATAGAATTAGGTTTTACTGTGCAACCTATGCACGGCGGTTTAAACGCTTACTTCAATATCAGTATGAAGGATATATCGGTACTTAGAGAGGAAAGAGCACTTATTAATGGAGAATCAGCATGACAACAATGTACCGTGCATCAACAATAGGAATGGAAATCGAAGAATATCCTTGCAAATCATTCACAGAAAAAACCGTGACAACAGAGAGCGGGAATCGTTCAAATAGAGACGGCGGTTGGTATTATATTTGCGAAACGGAAAAAGCTGCTATTAAATGGCTGAGAACTCACTACGAAAACAGGGTGAAATCAGCGGAGCAATCACTTGAAACGGCAAAAAAAGAACTTGCAAAATTTACAGAGAAATATGGAGAATCAGCATGATACACAAACTATTCAAATGGATTCTTAAAGCAGAATTACAAGAACTTAATTCTCAAATCCAGCGGACAAAAGAAGCAACGGCAAAATACGAATATTATCAAAAAGCACTTGAAAATGTACTGAAAAATATTGACGTGAGTATTGATGTACACGAATATCACAGACGCTCAAATAGTTGGGCTGTAATATCGGTGCAAGGCAGTAAAACGGACTATATAAAATTTGTTGATTTGAGGGATTCGGACGCAAGGGAAATTCAAATGTTTATGAGGCAATTTGAGAGAAATGCAAATATAAAAATAGACGCATCTCCGAACGCCTCGGAGTTTCTCAGAATAAGCCGTGACAGACAAAACCCAAATTCATTTTTAGATTTATAAAGGAACAAGCATGACCACACTACAAAAACTACTAACACTACGCGAAACAAATCTCTTCAGCATGAAAATGATTGCAGAGAAATCCGGCTTAACTTACGGTGTATTGTACCGTCACATTTCGCATCAAATTGAGTTTGACGAACGGCAGGGAATTGCGATTGTGAACGCGGTACGGGAAATTTTAAGCGATATGCAAAAAGCGGTTAAGGGGGTGTTAGATGGAAAATAGAATGCCAAAGCCGATTTTAATAATCGGAACGCAAAACAGCGGGAAAACATTAGCAGCAAAAGGAATATCCTGCTCATTCAAAGAAACAAAAATCATTAACGGCAAAGTAATACCTATTCGTTTTGAATCTTGCACGGAAAATACAGATTGCATTATCATTGATGAATTTATAAGTCCTAATGAAGTTGAATATCTGTACGAACAAATTCTAAGCGGTGTAAAAGTCGATAGGCAGGCAAGGGAGTCAATAACGATTTTTCCGCAAATGGTGGTAATTCTAAACATACCAAAAGATGGAATTTTGCGATTGCAGCAAGCGGCGAAACGCCGATTTGATATAATTCAGATTGGAGGCGGCAATGGAAAATAGATTTATAGAAGTTTTCCCGCTGGATGATTCTAAAAAAGCAATAGTGCCAATTTCGGATATAAAGGAAATTTACTACAATTCTAATACAGAAAAAGGGCGTGTAGTATATTTCAGCGAGGGGAATCACCCTATCTCCGAACACGAATACAACCGATTGAAGGCGGTTTTGATGGGAGGGGAAAATGAACAATGAAGAAAAAATAAAAGCATGGTGCGAATACGATTCAAACAATATGGATATGTATGAATTGATAGTAGCCGGCGAACGCGAGAAAATGCAGGGCGTGGATTGTTTCGTAAGTTGGGACGGGAGAGATAATGGCACGGTAGATGTATGGCATAAAGACGAACCGTCAAAGGGCGCAAATGATATGTTTTACGGCAGTTCAGATGCAAACGGCAAGCATAGCCATATAAGCGAACTACATAAAGATTTTGCAAAATTACTTGGTATCTCACCCGGTCAATGCAAAAAGTTCAGAATTGTGGAGGTTTTGCCATGAGTGAGAAAGTAATAACAACGTGCGACGTAAAAGGTTGCGGAGCGACAAAAACAAAGAAGAAAAATATACAAGTTGTATTCCTAACCGAACAAACCGAAGGGCGCAGCGTAAGCCCTTATTTATGTATGTGCAATATTGATATTTGCGACGATTGCGAGAATCGCATCACCAATGAACGACGGTATCTAACAGCGGTCGGCGCTATGGGCTACAATGAGTATTACTTTCAAGCTATTAACCAACTAACCACGGAGGCAACGTGAAAATCAAAGTAGAAATCGAAATAAATCCAACTGGATGGGGCGCGGAGTTTTGGAGCGAAACCGACAAGGCGAAAGAATTGGCAAATCTTAGCCATGACATTAAATCAGCGTTACGTTCCTATGCCGGAATAGAACTGAGTTCTATAAGTAGCATTAAATGTGAAATTTTTACGGAGGCAAGCAGTGTAAAGATTACAAACCAAGGAACGGCGTAAGTGGGTGCTGCAAACATCATAGAGGTACTTATAGTGGCACTGGTGTGTTTAAGACAATTTATAATACTAACGGGGTGAAAGATGAGAAAATTAATTGAAGAACTGCAAACCGAAATAGAACGCCGCGGCCTCAAAGAAGCTGCGCTTGAAGGGCTTTTCCTTGCCCTCCAAATCGTCAAAGCTCACAATCCGTGGCATGAGGTGGGTGAATTGCCGCCGATAGATGAAAAAGAACCTGACTTTTCGATTGACGTAATGGTCACGAACGGCAACGGTTATCGTTTAGGGTATTACTCATTCCGCACGGAATCATGGGTTATTCATAGATACTTTAGAAATCCTAGCAAAGTCACACACTGGACACATTTACCGGAGTTGCCAAAATGAAATACTTTACAGCCCTATTAATTGCCCTTGCTTTTGCGTCGTGCGGTGACATAAACCACAACGATACAATCCATTACATTTTAGGCAGCGATTCGTATTACATAAAAACGGATTCAGCTGTATATATTTACAATAAAGAGGGCGTAATTCAATCGGTTACGCCGCTTACTAATAAGGACTTAAAATGACCAAGAATTTGCAATCCATTAAAGAATCATTCGAGAAACTACTCGAAAAGTACAAGTCGCAGCTAAAGGCGGAACAGATACACGAATTAGCAGTAAAGAAACGCATCGAAGACCTGACGGGCGATATAGCGCGGGTTATGAAGAACTTGCAGGCGGTGGATAATATAAAGGAGAGGGAATGATATGACAGAACGCGAAGAGCTAAACCTATATTTGCGTTATGAAATAATCGGCAACGGATGGGCTGAGTATGTAGGATGGGAGCCGTTGCAAAGACTCATAGCGTGGTACTATGCAAAAAAGACACTGAAAAGATACAAGCGATTGAAGAAAAACAAAGTAATCCAAAATGAACTGTTCCAATTAATTTTGAAACAAAGGCAAATGCAATGATTGAACTAATTATTATAATCGCCTTAGCCGTATGGGCTTACAATAAGTTTGCATGTGGTAAGTTTGACGTTCACGATTGGGAATATACGGGCGAAACTTACGGATATACAAGTGAGTTTAAACAATGTAAAAAATGTGGCAAAAGAAAGATAGTGAGTATGCACTAACAAATTATTTGCACCATACTTCAAATTTGTGTATTTTAGCACCGCGAATTGCTGTATTCGCTTCATGCTTCTCCGAACCGCCTAATCCCTGAACCGGTAGGCGGTTTTATTTCACAACCAAAACAGGATTACAGATTTGAGTCAGGATGCTAAACACGTACTCGATAACATCACCTATTGGATGGGTGGTACTTCTTTCTTTGGATGGATTGCAAATAGCTTAGTGGCGGACGTAATGCCGTCTGCAATAGCCGCAATTACACCCTACATTGTTTTCCTCACCTCTTTGGGTACTTTGGCATTACTGATATACAATTTCACTATTAAGATACTCGATAGGCGTTCACTAAAACAGCGGTCAAAAGAGATTCATGATATTGTACAAAAAAGCTCTGGGAGAGAAAAGAAATGATTGTAACTTTACTTTGCTTGGCGTTGGTGGTGAATGTGCGTATATTCTGTAAGCGTAAATGATTGAGCTTGTAGCCGCCTTTTATTGCGGTTTATGTACGCCGTTAGTTATATATTTCTGTTATGTATTTTATCGGCTTTTTAGGAAGAGGAAATGACCTTAAAGCAGCAACATAAAATGTCAATTATCAAAGGTTTTGCGGTTGGAATAATCGTAGAACTTTTGCCGTTTATAATCTCTTACCTTACCACAAATCAGGGCACTTTCGAAGCAAAAGGATTTTACACCGCAATAGCAGCCGGATTTTGCACTTGGCTTTTTTCTTACCTTAGAACTAAAAACGAAACAAAAGCAGTAACTACTGTAACGGAGACACCGGTAAAACCATGATTGAGTATGTAATAACATCTGAAATATTTGCGTGGATTATTGCCTCTTTGATATGGATTTCTGTACTTTGGTATGTAGCTATTTTTATTTTTAAATCAGCAATGTTTTTATTTGATGCACATGAGCAAAATAGTAGAAATCGCAATAAAGGAAATCGGCACAACCGAAGAACCTGAAAACAGCAACCGCAATAAGTATGGCAAGTGGTTTGGCTACGACGGAGTTCCATGGTGTGCGGAATTCGTATCTTGGTGCTACGCAATGGCAGACTTCCATCTCCCAAGCATCGGCTTCAAAAAAGGTTTCGCCGGATGCCAAACGGGGTATGCTTATTTCAAAAAAATGGGATGGATTACCACAACACCGGTAGCAGGTGACATTGTTTTATTTGACTGGAATGGAGACGGACGTTTTGACCATACGGGAATTTTTGTCGAATGGATTACCAATATTTCTTTCAAAACTATCGAAGGAAATACAGCCGTTGGCAACGATTCAAACGGCGGGAAAGTGATGCGCAGAGAGCGCAATAAATCCAAAGCTATATTTGTACATGTTCCATTATGATAGTATTAAACGGAAATAGCGGATTAGCAACCATTCGATTCACGAAGGGTACTACTTTTGTTTTGCCTATTCAGCGCGAAAGTGGCACAGGGATACCTGACTTTACGACGCTAACTTGGGTAGGAACACTCTACACACTTTCCGATTCGGCAACCGTTTCCACGTTCACAGTTACCGCTTCGGATGCTGATAATTTGACCATGACAATATCGGCAACCATTACAGCCGCGCTCCAATGGAACGGCGTAAAGTACGGATTTAATATTAAGGGGACGGTAGGCGCAACGGTGTATATTCCTGTCAAGGGTTCGGTAATTGTCGATAGAGCGGACGGTGCGTAGTGGACACGATAATCGTACAGCCGAACGAAATTAAGCTCACAGCGGACGTGCAGGGAGTGGCACTGACGGCGCAAAGTTCGGAGACACTCTTAGCCGCACAGCCGAGCGAAATTGCTCTAAATTTGCAAGCGCAGGAAGTGGCGTTAACGTTAGAAGAGCAGACGGTGAGATTGAACGCGCTCACCGGTGCAACGATAATAAACAACTACGGAAGTGATACCGTAGCGGTAACAGCCGCTGAGAACCTGTCAGGGCATAGAGTGGTAACAGTTGAAGGTTACTATGCCTCTAAGGACACAGCAACGGACAAATTCAAAGTATTAGGCATTACGACGGGTGCAGCAAGTTCGGGAGCAGAGGCAACGGTGCAAATCAGCGGTTACTTAACAGAACCCGGATGGAATTTTACAGTTGGATTACCCGTATTCCTCTCTACGAACGGACATATTACACAGACAGCGCCAACAGACGGATTTTGCCTGATAATCGGGAAACCGAAAACAGCAACTACATTATTTATCGAGATTCACGAACCTACAATTTTAGCATAATATGGCAGCAAAAAAATATCTTAGCAGAGTAGCGGGAATAACTACTGAAGTTCAGGCAGAAGATGGCAGTACAACACCGGCGGCGGGCGAACTTGTCGCATTGAATGCGAGTGCGATTATTGCGCCCGCATTGGTCAATGGAACTATTTCGTCAGCGGGCGCGGGTGACAGTGGTAAATTTACGCAACTTGACGCGGCGGGCAAATTAGACAGTACGGTAATGCCTACGGGCGTTGGTGCAGATACTAAAACATTCGTAGCGTCCGAAACACTTGCGGCGGGTGATTTGGTCAATATTTGGGACGATTCAGGAACGCCAAAAGTACGTAAAGCCGACGCATCGGGCGGCGCGGCAAAAGCGGCGGACGGATTTGTCCTTGCAGGATTTGCAAGCGCGGCAACGGCAACGGTTTATTTTGATGGAACTATCACAGGATTGAGCGGGCTAACTGGCGGCGTTCGTCAGTATTTATCAGGTTCGAGTGCAGGAACACCGACGGCAACCGCTCCAACAACATCGGCTTATAATCAGCAATCCGTAGGCAAAGCCCTCAGTAGCACAGAGCTTAGTTTTGAAGCGGGCGAAATCGTAATTTTAGCATAAAATGGCAGACAAAAAACCGCTTAAACGTGACGGTGGTATTACTACCGAATTTGGTAGTGGTGATACGCTTGGAATTGCCAACGGCGGCACTAACGCAGCGACCAAAGGCGGGGCGGTGGCGAATTTGCTACGTGAGACGGTTACGATTGCGAATTGTGCGAATACGTCAGCCGAAACAACGGTATTGAGCGTGACTATACCCGCTAACACATGGGCGGACGGTGAAGAGGTTAGAATGGTAGGAGCTTTTAAGCACAAACAAAATTCGAGTGTGAGCAGAAACCTAACATTAAAAGTGAAGGTCGGCGGTACTTCTTACACGATGTTATCGGCATCGGCTGTAGCTGATAACGCCACAGAGGGCAAATCGACACGCTCATTCGGTTTTTTACGGGTAGGTAGTGAAGTATGGGGAAATTTCGCAACAAACGGCGTAGGTTTAGCGGCTGGAACTATAATCCCAGGGAGTACAGGCATTAGCCTGAATCAGTTTTCGAGCAGTTCGGGTAATACTTGGACGGGTGTGGACTTTACATCTGCAATCACTATTGAATTTACGGTGCAATGGAGTACGGCTAATTCAAATGTTTACTTCAATCCACAGGTGGGAACGTGCAAGAAACTATAAAAGAAAGTAGAATAGCCCAAATCAAACGTGAAGCATCGGAACGAATCTTAGAAATTTGCCCTGTCTGGATGCAATCGAATTTCAATGCACGGGCGAATGAAATAAATGCGATACGTTTTGACCGTGAATTGACCGATGAAGAAAACACAGAATGGCTCGAAATGCTTGCGACTTGGCACGCGGTAAAACTGATTAGAATAGATTCAAATATCGCAGAAAACACGGTAAACGGATTGAATACTATTGAAGAAATCGAGGCGTTTTCATGGTAACCACCGAAACTCCGATATACTGGATATTCAAGTCGCAAGGGCGCGAATTTCATTATCCAAAAGCGGTGTGGAGTTTTGACGGCGCGAAAAAGAATCTCGAAGATTATTTTAAGCAAGTGGAAAATTTCGATAGTAAACGTAAGAAATGAAAATCTTTACTCACATATTCACGTTCGTCGTAGGTATCGCAATAGCTGTTATCTATTTTCAATCGTGCAATCCAACTCCAAAACCGATAACAAATACAGAGTATCGAGATACGACTATTTTTGTCCATGATACGGTGTTTAAGGGTGAGGGTAAATCAGAATTAAAATACACCTATTCCGGCGTATTTAGAGATACGGTAATTAGGAATGATACGGTATTCATTACCCTACGCGATTCGGTGAGCTTCACGGCGAAATTAGACACAATCCAAGGTGCAGACACCCTAAACCTTAGATTTAATTACCCGTCGGCAATGTTCAGTTACCGGTTAAGTAGAGCACCGATTGAAGTCAAGTACGTGAACACAGTTACGACGAACACGGTCACATTGCAGCCAAGAAAGCTCACTATCGGTATACAAGCCGGGTCGGGTTTTGTACAACCCTTGGGCGGTGCAGGCGGCATAGGCTGTTATGGTGGTGTAGGTATAGGTTATCTATTATATTAGTATATATATTTAAACGCGAAAATTAACTTCTTTAAAGAGAATAAAGGGGTCTGGGGTGAACTATGAAAAAAATACTCTTATCGTTATTATTACTCTCATCTTGCAGCTATTCTACATACAAATACAAAGCAAGTTGCAAGGTAAGTAACCAAATGCTATTCGAGCGGCTTACGTCCGTTCTCGCCAATGAGGGGATGCAAATAAAGCAAGTAACCGGCAATTACTTACAAGCCGAATCAGCGCCGGAGAGTGGACGGTATGGAATAATTAGCACGAATGTTTGGGTTATATCCGTCCTTGCCGATACCGTTACGATTAAGTCAACAACCAAGCAAAGATTACCTGACTTTGAAAGGGAATACGATAACGGAGATGAGCTAAAGCCCGAAAACACTTGGTATTGGAATGTTAGGAAAGAAGTAGAGAATATTTGTAGTAGTAAAATTATGGTATTTGAGAGCAAGGGGAAATAATTCCCATGTGGAAAACTTTATTTTTGCAACCTATTGTTTTCTATGGTATTTATCCGTATTTTTGTAGTGTAAACTAATTACAAATGTTACACTTATAAAAAGGCGGACGCTATGTTTAATGGAAATTCATTATTTGGGAACGATTCCAAAGACGCTAAAAAAGAATTAGTCAAATTGAGATATGAGCAAAAGCTCAAAAAGACTAAGTTAAAATATTTCTCAAATGCACTTGCAAGTTACGAAGCTATCGAAAGATTGATTGAAATATCGGACGAAGATTCTGACGTAATGCTTTTCAGTGAAGATTTTGACGCTCCAAACTTTGTAAATTATATTAATCTTCATTATAAGATTCTTGAAATTAACGTTGCGACGTGGGCTATTACTAATAGTGGTATTGCCTGTTTGCATGAATGTTTGCAAGACGGAAAACGACCAATAATTAATTGCGTTCTGGATTTAACTCACTCTTATAAATGGGTTTTCACGTCAGGCGCACACGAGGTTTTAAAAGATAAAGTAAACTTCTATTTTGCACACAATCATAGTAAGTTTATTTCAATCAAAACAGAATGTGGTTATTTTAGTTTTATCGGTAGTATGAATTTGAGTAATAATCCAAGATGGGAAAACATACACTTTTCGCGCTCAGTGGAATGTTTTGATTTTTGCGCTAAATTTATAGAGAATTTTAAAAATGACAAGCAAAGTAAGGGACACAAAGAAATTACAGTTTTTGACGAAATTTGAAGAAAGTGGGAATATTTCCGCAAGCTGTGAGTGTGTTGGAATTTCCCGAATGACTTTTTATAGGTGGAAAGATGAGGATTCTGATTTTGCGGAAACTTTTACGGACTTACAAGAAAGCGTTGGGGATTTTGTCGAAGACCAACTTTTGATGCAAATAAAAGCGGGTGAAACAGCAGCTACTATTTTCTATTGTAAGACGCGGTTGAAAAATCGCGGTTACGTTGAAAGAATTGAAAACGAGCAAGTCGGCGACCAAAAAGTAATAATTCACGAAACGATAATCACATCAGATGAATATAACAAACGTAGATTATCAGCGGGAAATATTTTCGACGAAAGCGAAGAAAGTAATAGTCAAGAAGGGGCGTAGGTTCGGACTTACCCGTGGAGCAGCTAACTACTTTGTAAAGAATTTGGTGGTCAATGACGGAGTTACAATGTTATGGGGTGACACCGTTCACGGCAATATCCGGCGTTATTTTGAGCGTTATTTTCTACCAAGTTTAAAGCAGTTACCACCTAAAAGATATGAATACAGTTTAGTTGACAAGATACTAAAAGTTGGTAATTCTATCTGTGATTTTCGGAGTGCTGATAATCCTGAAAATTGGGAAGGTTTTGGATATGATGAAATATTCCTAAATGAAGGTGGTATAATCCTGAAAGATAGTTATCTTTATGATAACGCTGTTTTGCCGATGTTGTTGGATAATCCAAATTCAAGGTTAATTGTCGGTGGCGTTCCAAAGGGTAAAACATACAAAGGTAGTGAACATAAATTCTACGAACTATGGAAACGATGCGAGAATAAAGAGGTAGGTTACAAAGGGTATAGCTTTACGTCGTATGATAGTGTTTTCGTAAATGCCGATGATTTAGACGAGCTAAAAAGAACGTTACCGCCGATGGTGTTTCGGCAAGAAATACTGGCAGAGTTCTTAGACTTTGGAAAAGGAACGGTATTTAATAAGGGTGTTATAGTTGACACCGTTCCAAATAATCTAAGAATTTACATTGGTTCAGATTTAGCATACAGCAAAAGCACAAGTTCAGATTATAGCGTAATTGTAGTTATCGGAGTTTGCCCGCTTGGTAATATTTATATACTTCATGTCGAGCGGTGGCAATCGGAAATCAGCGGTACTATTGAACGGCTTAGGGCTATTCAAAATGAGTACAAAGTAAATATATCAGTTGAGGCGAACGGAGTACAAAAAGCCGTTGCTGATATGGTTGCAAAGTCAGATGTAAGGATAACAAGGGTAAATCCAAGTTCTGATAAACTTACCCGATCTTTGCCTTTTGCAATGAAATGGAACGGCGGCAAGGTGTTCGTAAAATCAGCGGCATGGACACTTGATTACTGTAACGAATTAGAGGAATTCAGCGGTGACGGAAAAGGAAATGATGACCAGGTGGATGCAAGTGTCTATGCTTACTCACAACTTAACAAATCCAGTTTAATCGAAATGCTATGAATATATTTAAGCGAATATCACGGGCGGTTAATTTTGATTTGGGTGGTGAGAAGCGAATTCAACAACTTGCGATACTATTCAATACAGCATTCGCCCGTTATGGCAGTATGTTCGCAGGGCGGACGGCAAAGCAACGAACGGCGTTAGAAGTGAGCGCAAAAGGGCTTGTTTTCACGTGCATTGACAAATACACCAAGGCAGAATTAGCAGTACCGATATTCATCAAATTACGGACAAATCAGAAAGATTCGGTACTTGCACCCGTATCTCATAAAGCCGTAACGTTATTTGAAAATCCGAACCCGATTTACTCTATCTTGGAAATACGTTCGATGGTAGATAAGTGGGTAATGATAAACGGCAATATCTTTCTTTTCACACCTGACTACGATACGAATTTTCCGTTGCAAATGTGGATTCTCGACCCTACGAAAATGCGTATAGTGATGGGTACTGGTGACAACTTAATTACGGGTTATGAGTATCAAGGTTTTGGCGGGGTTATGTTCTTTCCTGAAAAGCTCATTTGCCACATTAGGACGTTAGAACCGTCAACAACCTACGAACGCCAACTGACGGGAACGGGTATAGTTGAAGCGGCATTAGATAGTGCAATAGTCGATGCTGAAGCGTCGGAGTTTGTAAAGCGGTACTATGCGAATGATGCACGACCACCGCAGATTTTGAGAGATGAGGATAATCTATTATCCGATGAAACTGCAAAGAAGATTTTCCTTGACAACTGGAATAGCAAGCTCAAAAATAACCCACTTGCAGCCCGCTTAATGGGAGGCATGAAAATAGAGAGCTTGCAAGGTTCGGCAACGGACATGAATATAGTCGAAATCAACAAGCTCACACGGCAAGGAATCACCGAGGTTTTCGGCGTACCGTTGGTTATGATTGAAGGGACTTACGGCAGTCGGGCAACGGCGCAAGTAGTGGAAACGTATTTCCATACCGGCGCGGTAAATCCGTTTATGCGTGTGATAGATTCAGCTCTTACCAAGCATTTCAGACAATGGGATGAGAATATCATTATCGAACATGAATATTATGTTGACCATGATGCGGAGGAAATCCGATTACAAGAAACGCACGAATTAGCGACGGGGCAAACTACGATAAACGAACTCTTGAAGGCGAAAAATAAGCCGTCAATAGGCGCGGCGGGTGATACAAGATTCGTACCTAATAATTACGTGCCGTTGGATAAAGCAATCGCACCAACACCGCCGGCAGCATTCGGGGCGCGGGATTTATTGAGCGACGGCGAAAAAAAAAAGTTCAATCTTGTAATTAAATCAGATGCGCCCGATGAAAAACTGATTTTTTGGCGTTCGTTCGACAGCTTGACACAGAAAAAAGCGGACACATTAAAGGGTGAAATCAGCGCGGTTTTTGCTGATTTGGAACGGGAAATATTAGGGAATATTAGTAAAAATCAGAGAGCTTACGAGGAACTACATTTCGACTTATTCGATAATCCTGAGACGCAAGCAAGTGATTTTGAGCGGGTGAAATTGGATTCCTACGACACGATTATAAAAGCCGATTTAATCCAAGTGGCAGAACTATTCAATGATGAAGAATGGGTGCGAAAATTAGAGCAAGCAACGGGCGAAACACTTACGGCATTACAAAAAGTAGCACTACTGGAATCATTAAAAGCAATCGGTGAGAACATGGATAGTTTGCCGTCTGATTTTTCGGAACTTATGAAATCCGAACTAAAAAACAGTACGGCGAAAATCACTGAAAGTATAGGAACTATTCGGGAAGAAGTTCGTAATTTGCTTGCCGATAATACCGATGCAACGGCGGCTGAATTGAAGGAACTGCTAACCGCTAAATTTGAGACGTTAAAAGTAAGTAGAGCCGAAACAA